ATCCGCGCCGCGCAAAGCCTCGAGGGAAACGCCGCCGCCTGAGGCCACGCGAAACAGCGCAATTGTCCCGCGGATCGTTGCGTGCAGCCCCAGAGAAACCCTGTATTTTCAAATGGAATGCGGCGGTTTCAGTTTGAATACTGAAAGTTTGGTAGGCCCGGCAGACAGCTAGTCTCTGAGACAAATCAAGCGGTTGGAATGGCGAACGCCAAGTTTCCCCCCATTGAAACTCTTGAGAAAAACAATCGTGTGGCGAACCATTGCTCGTTTGAGCAGCCACAAGAAAACGCCGCCACGGTTGCACTCCGCGACGGCGTTCAAAAGCATAAGAAACGCGACATTTCTTGCGACAACATTAGCCGAAAAAGACCGTCAAATGCAATGTCTTTGTATGCCAAAGAAGCGCATACGCGGCTTGCCAAGGCTATCGGCTTTGCTCTGGCGATTGGCACGTCCAAAGCTTGGGAAGGTCTTAGCCTAGTTCTTGTCGCACGGCTCACAAAGGCCGAACGCGCTGCGCTGGCCTATTCTGCCCTTATCAGCTTGGACGATGAAACTGCCTATCGCACGGCATCCGTCGCCCTATTCGGCGTGATGAATGGGGAGGCGCTGCAATGAGCCATTACACCCCAAACATCGTAAGTGGCGCAGAGGTAGAACGCCTCCTGCACCACATGCCAAGCGTGGCGATCCATGCTGAGAACACATGGGCGAAGAGCTTTGCGCAGTCTGTCTCCAAGCAGGCACGGCGCAAGGGCTGGAAGCCTTCCCCCAAACAACTGTCGATCATGCGCGGGCTTGTCTCTGACCTGTTCGCCTATGGCCGCAACGATGGGGGCGACTTCGACTTGATCGAAAGCTGACAGCCCGTGGCGCTGCTGTTGAGCGGTGGCAGCGTTACGGGTGAAGCAAGAGCCTGCGTCCATAGTGAGCATACCCAAGGGGCATATCACAGGGCGCGGGCTACGCTCTAGCTTTTGACCGTCGAGCGATATCGACGGGATATGATCCGGGAACTTTTAACCCACTCCGAGCGGAACCAGTGCCTACTAGGCCGCTCAGAAGCGCGACTAAGAAACCCACCGCCTCAGTGCGGGGACCGTACCGGAGCAAAGCTGCGAAGGGCGGGGCTGGCGAAAACCCAGCGGGACAGCGGTTGGCCCCCGATACCGGGCATCGCGTGGATACGGATCAGGAAGGTAGGACTGTCGCACCGAGCAAGGGATAATCCTTTGTGTAGAGGGGGACAGTAGCGGGTGCGGGAGTGTGTCCAATTCTATACATGTTACAATATATCATAACAAACCGTTGGATTGGTAACACATTTATGTTACACTATAACAAAACGGTAAAGGGCATGTTGTGCTGACGATCGATCGAACACCAATAGCAATGGGCGACACGGTGGGTTCTTCTGAGCTTCAGGAGCATATGCGCCTAGATGCGGATCTAGTGGATGGGGCTGCGGCGTACGTCAAAGCGGCGTCGGCAGAGATTGAGACATATTGCAACATCGCCCTGCTTGATCAGACAATCACGGCGCTGTCAGACAGCTTCCCTGATACGTGCCTTGCGTTGCCTGTTGGTCCTGTTGCGGCTGATGCGACGATCACAGTAGAGCTGCAAGAGACTGACGGCACCTATACGGCTGTGACCGATGGCTGGTTCCTGCAAGCTGGACTGTTTCCCAAGCTACATTTTGCCAGCACACCGGGCGGGCGGATGCGTGTGACGTACCCCGCAGGCTATGGTGACGCTTCTGCGGATATCCCTGCTGACTTGCGCATGGCTATCTGTGACCTATCGGCACGGCTGTACGATTACAGGGCAAGCGATAAGACGGCGACAATGCCAGCGGCGACGGCGCGGATCTGCGCACGTTATCGCAGGGTGAAGGTAGGGGCTTAGAATGGTCCCAATAGCCGAAGATAATAGTACCCACGGGACCGTTGATGGGACTGTTCTTTTCTCTCTCCCAAAAAATCAGGGGAGAAAACTGACTGCTAGGGCGAGCAAAGAGGCAGCGGCGGCGCTGCGTTTCCTGCCTACGCTTGTCATTCCAGAAGGGCGGCTTGCTGGCAAAAAGTTGAAGCTAGCAAAATTCCAAAAGGACTTTGTGCGGGGCGCGTTTGCAAAAGGCACGTCTGTTGCTTGTCTCTCGATCGGTCGCGGTAATGCCAAAACGGCGCTGTCTGCTGGCATTGCCTTGGGGCATCTGCTGGGCGTGATTGAGGCGCAGCCCAAGCGTGAAATCATATTCTGAGCACGTAACCGGGATCAGGCGCGAACGGCGTTTGCGTTTCTTGTCGGCTTTATCGAGGGGTTGCCAGAAGAAGAGCAAGAGCAATTCACGATCCGGCGCGGTTCTAAGTTGGAAGTGGAAACCGACATAAACGGCGGCGGGCTTGCCCGTGTTATCGCTGCGGATGGCAAGTCTATTCTGGGCGGCGCACCAACGCTGGCAATTCTCGACGAGCGGGCGGCGTGGGAACGTGACAAGGGCGACAACCTAGAAAACGCGATCTTGTCAGGGCTTGGCAAGCGTGACGGGCGGGCGCTGATTATCTCGACGAGCGCACCGGATGATGCAAACACATTTTCACGCTGGTTAGACGAGCCACCGAATGGCACCTACGTTCAAGAGCATAGGCCAGACATGGGGCAACCTGCTGACGATCTGGCAAGCCTGCTGGTGGCAAACCCCGGCAGCAAAGATGGCATCGGGCCAACTGCTGAATGGTTACAAGCGCAGGCGCAACGGGCCATTGCACGGGGCGGATCTGCCCTATCCAGTTTCCGAAACCTAAACCGCAATGAGCGGGTCGCGTCTGACGATCGGTCCGTTCTGATAACTCTCGACGAATGGATGACATGCGAAGTGTCACCCGATGACATGCCCGACCGTTCTGGCCCCTGCATTCTGGGCGTTGATCTGGGCGGTTCACGTTCAATGTCGGCGGCAGCGCTGTTCTGGCCTGACACCGGACGCCTAGAGGCTGTCGGCACCTTTCCTGCAAAGCCTTCGCTTGCCGATCGTGGCGCGGCGGATGGCGTGAGCGGGCGCTATGTCGAAATGGCAGATCGGGGCGAATTGTCTGTTCTGGGCGAAAACACCGTTCCGCCTGGTCTATGGCTGTCGGAGATTGTGAAGCTGGCAGACGGAGCGGACATTTCCTGCATTGTGGGCGATCGGTTCCGACATGCTGAATTTTCCGAGGCCATGCAATCGGCGGGCCTTGATCGGGTTCCCTTCATTTGGCGGGGCTTTGGCTGGAAAGATGGCAGCGAAGATATTGAGCGGTTCCGGCGAGCGCTATTCGATGGCGAGATCCTAACAACACCATCCTTGCTGCTGCGTTCGGCATTCTCTGACGCGATCACGCTGTTTGATCCTGCGAACAATCACAAGCTGGCAAAGGCGCGATCCTTGGGCCGTATCGACGCGGCGGCGGCGGCTGTTCTGGCTGTAGCTGAGGGCATGAGGCGCAAGGCAGCAACAATAAAGAAGGCGCGTTTGGCATGGGCATGAGTGCAAGCAAGCTGGATCGGCGCATATCCATTCTGCGTAGCGAGTTGATCGATGATGGCTTCGGCAACGTGCAAGGTGAGTTCGTGTCGATCGGCAGCATTTGGGCGCACCGTTCCGACATTAAGGACGGCGAAAAGGTTCTAAGCGGATCTGCCACGTCTGATCTGCAAAACCGTTTCACCGTCCGGAATTCGGAGTTTTCGCGGGCAATCACTGCGGCAGATCGCATCGGCCATGCGGGCCTTGAGTTCAACATCACCGGGATCAAGGAAAGTGCGGACGGGCGTTTGCAGTTCCTAGAGTTGACCGCAATCGCGAGGAATGACGGATGAAAGATCATTTTCGCCATTCTAAACGGGTGACTTCAACCAAACGCTGGCAAGCGGTTCGCCATGCCGTCCTAGAGCGCGATGGCTGGGCTTGCGTCCAGTGTGGCGAACGGCGGCGGCTGGAATGCGGCCACATCCAACCCGTGCGGACACACCCTGAATTGAGCTTTGACCCGGCGAACGTCCAGACGCTTTGCGCCCCCTGTCACACCAAAAAGACCAGAATTGAGTGCGGCTTAAAACCGACACCAGCTGACCGCCAACAATGGCGGGATTCTATCAGCGCAATGATGCGCGAAACCACCGAGCATAAGGAAAAACATCATGCTTGAATCTTTGACCGTTACCCGCCGTCAATCCGAGATCCGCCAACAACTGGCCGAGCTGGTAGGCAAACCGACACCGACCGAAGATGAAACCCGGTCGATGGATACGCTCGATAAGGAATATCGGGCGAACGAAACCCGCTACCGTGCGGCGCTGATCACAGAAGATGAGCAACGCACCGAAGCGAAGGGCGAGCTTGAAACCCGTTCCGGCAAAGAATGGGCCGAAATGATGGGCAAGTTCGAGCTGCGGCAGGTTGCGTTCGCTTTGGACGAAGGCAAGGCGATGGACGGGGCCACGAAAGAAATCATTGAAGAAATGCGCAGCGCAGGCGGCTATCAGGGTATCCCAATTCCCTACGCGGCGCTCGAAACCCGTGCGGGTGAAACCGTATCAACCGGTACACCGTCGCCCGAAATGATCCGCCCTATTATCGATCGGATCTTTCAAGGCTCTGTCGCTGAAAAGCTGGGCGTCCAACGTATTAACATCGCGCAAGGTTCGATGGCCTTTCCCGTTGCCACGGCTGGCGCTGTGTTTGGCTGGCAAACATCTGAAACAGGCGATGTAGGTGCAGCAAGTGCCTATGCTACATCTGAACGGAGCCTGTCACCTGATCACACGGGCGGCGCTCAAATGGTCATCACCCGCAAGGCTATGAAACAGTCGGGCGAGGGCTTGGAAGCTGCTATCCGTCGCGATCTCAACGCGGCGATCAGCACCGAGCTAGACCGCGTTGTTATCAATGGTTCCGGCGCATCCGGCCAACCACTGGGCTTTATCCCCGGCGCGGCGACCTATGGCATCGCATCCGAGGACGTGAGCGCAGTGGCAACGTGGGCGGCGTTCCGTGCCGAGATTGTGGCCTTCATGGAAGCCAATGCAATCACAAGCGCAAGCCAAGTGAATTTGGCTTTTGATCCTACCATCTGGGCTGATCTGGATGATGCACTTATCAGCGGAACGGCTGTTTCTGAATGGGACCGCCTGACCAAGCATGTCGGCACCCCGGCGATCAGCAACGTAATCCCGACCGCAACGGCGGTAATGACGGCGAACGTGCAAGGCATCGCTCCGGGCTATATGGGGCTTTATGGCGGCATCGACTTGATCCGCGATAACTTCACCAAAGCGGCGTCTGGTTCGCTTGTGCTGACGGGCCTTGTCACGGCTGACTTTACGGTTCCCCGTGGCCTGCAAACGCGCATCCTGACCAACTTGGCGGCTGCGTAATGCTTTGGGGCGGAAACAAAGGCACGTTGGAAATCAGGGCAGAGGGCGGTTCAACCCGCCTGACCGCCCGATTCCCCTATGGCGCAGAAACCGAACTTGCACCGGGGCGGCTGGAAGTTATCGCCCCCCGTGCATTTGCTGACCGCATCAACTGCGGCGATGAAATCCATCTGTTGGCAGGGCATAGCTATGACAAGCCCCTTGCCAGCCGATCGGCAGGCACTTTGACGCTGACAGAAACCGACGAGGCGCTAGAGATTAGCGCGACGCTGAACAACGGCACAAGCTGGGCGCGTGACTTTCTGGCGGCGCATGGTTCGGGGCTGATCAAAGGGCTTTCACCGGGCTTTCGCGTGGCACCGGGCGGCGAACGTATTGAACGGCGCGGCGCGGGTATGTTGCGCACGATCGGCAAGGCGGATCTGTTCGAGCTGTCGGCAGTGACCCGGCCAGCTTATCCGGCGGCGCAGATCGAGGCGCGGGCGTGGGGCACGGACCACCACACTTTGACTAGCGGTCTGCATCGCACCCTAAACCGATGGAGGGCGTGAGCATGTGGCCTTTTAAGAGCAAACTTCCCACTGTGGGAAATACTGAAACCCGGTCCAGCGGCACTGGATACACGGCAACGATCATGGCAGCGCGAGAAAGCTGGTTTGCGGGGCAGTCTGGCCTAGCTGAGCTGACAAGCACCGTCCAAAGCTGTGTCAGTCTTTGGGAAGGTGCTATGGCGGCTTCTGACGTAAACGGCACCGATATGCTGGACCGTCGCACAATGGCGCTGGCGGCAAGTTCTCTGGCCTTACGCGGCGAGTTCGTTGGGCTGATCAGTGGCAACGGCATCGTTCCGGCTAGTGATTGGGACATAAGCACCCGCAACGGCTTCCCACGTGCATATCGCGTGAGCATATCCGAAGCGGGCGGCGGGCGATCCGAAACGGCATTGGCGGGTGAGGTTCTGCATTTTCGCATCGGTTCTGATGCGGTGACGCCTTGGACAGGGCAGGCACCTTTGACACGTTCCGGGCTGTCGGCATCTCTATTGCACGAAGTCGAAACGGCTTTGCGTGACGTGTTCCGTGATGCGCCGATCGGTTCGCAGATTGTGCATCTGCCCGATAGTTCAAGCGACGACATGGATACAATGCGGGCCGCATTCCGGGGTAAACGCGGATCAACTCTTGTGATCGAGGGCGTGGCGCAAAGCACGGCGGCGGGCATGAATCCGCAGTTAGGGCAAAAGCCTGACCAACTGTCACCGGATCTGCAAAAGGCAACCCATGTAGAGGCGCTAGCGGCGGCACAGGATGGCGTGGCGCTGGCCTTTGGCGTGTTGCCTTCAATGCTGACCCGATCGGCGCAAGGCAATGCGATCAGGGAAGGCCAACGGCATCTAGCAGTTTGGACGATCCAACCCATTGCCGATCTGATGGCCGAGGAAATTAGCACGAAGCTGGGCGGGGCTGTCACGATCGACACAATGCGCAACCTGCAAGCGTTCGATACGGCAGGACGGGCGCGGGCAATGAAAACAATCATCGACGCGATGGCAGCGGCAAAAGAGGCGGGCATAGATCCCAACCAGGCGCTGCATCTGGTTGATTGGAAAGAATGAAATTAGCGCGGGGTTTTATCCTTTTCCCCCGTGTTATGGGTCACTTGCACCCGGTTAGGGGTTTCCGAAGCAAGACCGCCCGTGTTCGGGTGGGGATCGGATGTCAGCGAGATGCTGCACTGATCCCCGACCACTTGTTTTTAATCTCAATCAAGTTTACGCATGTGTCGACCTAAATTCTTGATAAAAATAAGATATATTGAGGTTATCGCAGCAACGAGAGCCGCATTCAAGAAGACGGTCCCACCTCCGCCAAACAGCATGATTACGAAACCGATAGGTAGCGCGATCATACTAAGCCCCCATGCAGCAGGAACGATAAGGTCTAAAAGTCCAAAGATTAGACGTAGCATCAAAATGCCCTTCTGAGTGTTTAAGCTCAGTAGCTGTAAATCGGTTTAGCGGGCTACAGGAAGGGGAAAGTGAAAGGCGTAAGAATTTCTGGCCACATGTCGCGATATGTGCCCAACTAGGCGTGGCTATGCCTGAAAACTAGGGTAAGGCCAGCACGGAGAGGCTCTACGCCGGCCTATTCTAATCAGCGCTGTCCAGCCGAATTCAGTGCATACATGCAATCTTTAACGAGGTCCAAAAACTCCTCTTGAGTGCTCATTTTGGGACTCGCTCCATGCTCATTCCTCCACAAAGCTATCGCCATCTCATAGGCAACCCGATGCTTCCCGTCATTTGGGTTAGCAATTTTTACAGTTTGATCAGCCATTCTTTTAACCTCATTCAATTTAAAGTAGTCGCACAATGCCGGAACTCGCCTAAGTTTAGCAATACGAATTTCCGTGGGATCAGCTTCAACACGTTTAGGTAGCACAGAGCTGCACAGGGGCTGTCCTACTTTTTGTTAACAATGCGATCTAAACCTTTCGCGATCTTATCAAAAACTAACAAGGTCTCTTCGTATTTTTGCTGTCGTTCACTATCATTATTTGCTGAATTCCTTGCCTCTATCAAATAATCGCGCAAAGTCGTCGCTTGATCATTATTCGGCAACATTTCCTCCATCGCATCGAGCAGGTCAGTCGAGGCGTCGAGTAGAATACAAAGCATTTCTTGAGAAACTTTCACTGGATACTCTTTTTCTAGAGTAGCTACGATTTCCGCATTCATGGACCTGCCGTTTTCAGCTGCAACAGCTTTGATCCTATCGCGCATACCGTCTGGAAGTCGGAGCATGAACTTGTCGCTCTCTCGTCCTGTTTGATCTGCCACAGTTTAACTCCTCAAAGGTAAGTGTCACCGTGCTATCACTTTTGGGGTTGACTGCAATAGCGTCACGGTGACATATAGTATCACGGTGACTTTATGGAGAGCGACATGACCACCCGCATACCTTTGCAGATACGTTTGTCCCTTGACCTTAAGCATTGGGTTGCTGCGCAAGCTGCGGCGAACGTGTCCAGTCAGAACAGCGAAATCATCCGGGCTATCCGCGAGCGGATGGAACGCAACGAAACCTCGGCAACCTGAATTATGGAGAGCAATATGACCGATACTAACGCCGCTTTGGTGAATAATCCCGCACGTGCCAGCCTAAGCGATTGCCAGACTGACGCCTTGGTTTTGCATGGCCTAATTCAGGCAATGGAAGAGCTAGACGGTAGCACAACGCCCCAAGCATTTCAGGGTCTGGGAGCGCTACTGGTCTCAATTGAGAGGCTTGCAAACAAGCTGGCCTACGATCTGGACGGTATGGAGGTCACGGCGTGAGCAAATTCACAACAGACGTCAGCGGACACGCTTACGAGATCGATGGAATGCTAAAGGCCTGCATTTTGGCCTGCGATCCGATGTCAATTATTGAAGAGTGGGGCGGCGACAACGGGATTGAACGAACGCTCATAGTAGCTTCGCGGATGATGGGTGACCTGATCGAGCGCATAGAAGTGCTGGAAAGTAGTGGAGTGATGCCGTAGTTTGGTTCGGTGTGAATTAAAGGATTGCGTTGTGAGCCTCTTTGGTTCAATGTGAACTAAATGGAGGGTGATCCCGATGATTTATCAGCAAAAGTTTACATTGGCTCAAATCGGCGACGTAGTCGGCAAAAATCCGGCAACCTTGAGAACGCATATTAACCGCGGATACGTCGTTGCAGCAGGTCCAAGAAACAAAAACGGTGACAAAGATACGGGTAAGCATTCGCGCTTCAGTTTCTTTACCTTGATGCAGTTTTCGTTGGCCTATGAGTTGAGCGAACTTGGCGTTCAAAATGAACTCGCGTTCAAGGCGGCTGCTGATTTCGCCCATGTTAGCGGCGGCGGCAAAGTTCACGGCTTGCCTGACAGATATCCCGCGGTGCCTTTTCACTATGATGAGGGCGAAACAGTTTTTGGGATGACGGGCGAACGGACATTTGAAACGCTTTGGAAGCCAGGGCAACCACTCGATACATATGGCGCTCTACGCCACGGTTTGAGATCGAACGATTTTATAACCGTGAATGCTTCAGAAGTCTTTAATCGGGTCTGCGCCGCCCTCGGAATGCATCCTTATGAAGTTCTTGACGCAGTGTATGCGCAAACATCGGCAGAGGCTATCTGATGTCAAACACACCCGCCCCCTTTAAACAGGTTGATGTGACACGTGCTGTTAAGGGTGCTGTGGCCGCTGGCCTGAGTGTGGGGCGGGTCGAGATCGATAGAAAGGGAAAATCATCGTGGTCATGGCTAACGGCGCTGAGCTCGAGAGAAATGAATGGGATGATGCATGAAGCGGAAAACACAGTTTCCCAATGCAACCCACTACACCGACAAAAGCGGAAACCGTCGTTGGCGCTATCGCCACAAGGGCTTTGGCGCGGAACTCGGCACCGAATACGGATCTGATGAGTTTATCCGGCGCTACGAAGCCGCTGTCCAGCGTGTGACTGCCAAGCCGCAGATCGGGGTAGGGCGAACCGTACCGAGGTCCTTGAATGATCTCGTAGCGCATTTCTACAAGCTGCATTTCCCAACGATTGAGGAAAGCACCCGTGCTGACTACCGAAGCGTGATTGAACCGCTGCGGCTTAAGCATGGCAGCAAGTCTGTGAAAAATATGAAGGTGCGGCATGTGATGGCAATTAAGGCATCTATGAGTGCAACACCTGTTCAGGCGAACAAGACGCTTAAGCGGCTGTCGCAGATGATGGACCTTGCTGTTCAAATGGAGTGGGTCCCAGCAAACCCTGTGAAGGGCGTTAAGAAATACAGTGCACCAACCGACGGTTTCCATACTTGGGACGAGGGCGAGATTGCCCAGTTCTATGAGGTCCACAAGATAGGGACGCCTGCGCACCTGTGCATGACGCTGATGCTATACACAGGCGCGGCCAAGGTTGACGCCGTGAAGCTAGGTCCAGCGAACGTCAAAGGTGATCGCATTGAATATCGGCGTCAAAAGACCAGGAAAAACCCGTCAGGGGTTCTAGTAGATATCCCGATGCACCCGGCGCTTGTCGAGGCGATTGAGGCGACACCCAAGACGTTCACTTTCCTCGAAACTCACCAAAAGAAAGCACGGTCTCGAAATGGCCTTGGCACGTCAATGCGCAAATGGTGCGACAAAGCGGGCTTGCCTATGTGTTCGTCGCACGGCCTGCGGAAGGCGATCTGTCGCCGGATAGCTGAGGCGGGCGGCACACCGTTTGAGATCATGTCTGTAAGCGGCCAAGTCACCTTGGCTATGGCGCAGAAGTATTGCGAAACGTTCGGTCGCCGCGATCTGGCTGACTCGGCATTTTTCAAGTTGGACGGCACAAACGCTGAACAAAAACTGGCGAACCACCCCGCAAGGTTCGCCACTATTTCACCTAAGCAGCGGAAAACAAAGGAAAATAAGTAATGT